GGTCGGTAGAAAGATTGCGATATCCCATTCGGTACCTGGAACCAAAGAAGCACGTGTTTTCATATGGTCGAACAGGTAACGTTTGTAGCACGGAGCGAATTCTCTAAACTTCTTGACTCTGCGCAGGAGTTCATAGCGCGTACGAAGTCGTGTTCTCTCTGATAATGGATCATCGCCAGATATGGTTGAGAGTAACTTGTCCAGGAAGATTGCCCGCGTGCGTGGGTGAAGATAGTGCAGGTTAATCCCATAGAATCCACCTTCTGCCGGTTCCGTCATGATTACAAGTGGGAACCGATCATAATACGGTAGGGTATCCTTGGTCTTTGGATCGTACGCAAACATGTACATGAATCCCCACAGTGGAGTTTTCTTTATCTCCAGCGTCTCGTCTCTTAGAAGCTTGTTTCGGTTGATTCTACCATTAAGTTCCTTGACTCTCTCAATGAACCACTCTCTGGCTTCTCTCGATCTCTTCGCAAAACCTGTGGCCGTAGCTTCGCTGCGCAGTGAGGCAAAGAGAGATAGTGGTTGCGTTGGTGTAGCCATCGGTAGAGACCTATTTATATCATCCTGTCAGTATTTTGATCCCCATAGATTTGAGGGTCTCTTCTGTCCATATCGAGAATGACCACCCTCTGTCATTCGCGTATTCTCTGGCCGCTTCCCATTTGCTTATGTTCTTTGCGTATGTCATGACCTCAGTGATGTATTTCCTAGTTTTCTTCCCTGGATTTTTAGGAGGAGTGGTTTCTTTCTTTGGCTTGATTTCAACCAGGAAAATTCTTCCATCTTTCAGCTCGAACTTTATGTCCACAAAGTATCGGTGTATCTTCCCATCAGTCTTGCAACGATACGGGATAACGACTTCCTCTGATGACCACGATTTGACATCACTATTGTGGTCTAGCCAGCGAAAAACCTGCCGTTCCCAGAGAGAACGATAAACGATATTGGTAACATCACCGCGATACTTTGACGGTGAGTCAGGAGAGAATTTTCCTCGATAACTCATATAAATAGCTTATTTATTCCTCAAGGACATGGCGCAACAACTACTCGTATTCCCTAAAGACCTTCGGCAGTCAACTTCGGGTAGATCTTACCCATACATCGCCTTTTCGTACCAGACAAATCGGTACGTTGCGGGCGATAGGATCTTTTTGCCCATGCCTCCAGGACTAGAGATCTCGGACTCGATGAGTTACAACACTATCGACCTAGGTATCATCGGAGATACTGCAGTCAAAGCGATTGAAGCTGCCAATACTGGAGAAGGTGGATTTTTTAATTCTATCGCTTCTGGGATTAAAGCAGGTTCCATAGATCTCAAAGAAAAGATTACGAGCATGAATGCAGTTGTAGCCTCACAGATTGCGGCAAAATATGGACAACAAGAAACACTGAGCAATCTAGTACAATTTGGTGCCAGACAGATCTTAGCTCCAAATACGAATACGACATTCCAGGGATCAAACATCAGAACATACTCGTTTCGGTTTAAGATGGTAGCTAGAGATCGCAGCGAGACTGACACCATCAAAAATATCGTCAGTTCATTCCGCGAGAACATGTACCCAGAGGGAACGGATGTCTCCTTGGAATTTCCTGGTACCTGGAACATACGATTCTGTGACCAAGGACCCAATCTCTCTACTAACAGATACTTACCAAAAGTATACCGCTGCTTCATGACCGGATTCTCGTCGACCTACAATAGCACGAACAATATGTGGCATGATGATGGAAGTCCGGTTGAGGTTGATGTTTCCATGAATTTCCAGGAAGTCAAGGCGCTCAAGAAGTCCGACATTACTGCACTAAACAGCTAACACCATGTTCTTCAAGCAATTTCCAAAGGCCATATTTGATTTCCAGGGGAAGGGGATTGACACAAATATCACTGATATTTTTCGGTTCGTGAAGGCCGATGAATTGTATCAGGATGATATGTCCGTGTATACCTACTATGAGGTCCAGAATGGAGATCGACCTGATATTGTTTCGAATCTTCTCTACGGTACTCCAGACTATTATTGGACATTCTTCATTGTGAATGAACACTTGAAGAGCGGAATGTCTGGATGGCCGATGAGTCCAGAGATGTTTGAAAGTTATATTGAAACCGAATATGCTGGAACTATAATTGAAACAGCTCCCATCATTTCGTGGGACACTAATAATAAAACCCCAACATATGTTAATTCTTTAGCTGATCAATTTAATATGGTAGGTCAGCCTGTTTACGGAGTTCTCTCTGGAGCAACTGGAAAGGTAGTCAGAAAAGATGTCCAGCTGTCTCAGCTATTGCTAACTGATGTCACCGGAACATTTAGAGCAAATGAAGGTATTCAGACCGTACAGAGTATAGGACCATATTCCTACGTCACATCAAACAGAGTATTTCCACACCGCATCGCTCCACACCATTATGAAGATGGTGATGGAAACATATCCTATCTGAATCTTCATATCAATGAAGAGTATGTCATAAATGCTCAACGCCAGAGAGTTCTACGACCGGTAAGCGAGCTAGTAACTGATAGCGTCCTTTCTCCTGTTAGTAATTATCAATATGAAACTCAGTTGAACGATGAACGAGCAAAGATCAGAGTTGTTCGTCCGGGACTGATATACGAGTTCGTCAAGACATTTAAAGATAAAATAAATGCCTAGAGTAACAGGATCAATACTTAATACAAATGAGGTTGCTTATCCGACCTCATACAAGATGGACTCTTTGGTTCTTCGGAACCATGAGGGGCGGGAGATCGACATATCTGCGATCGTGACCGACTTCAATGTAACGGAGAGCATATACGTTCCATCTATAATCCTTAGCGCAAACGTCAAGGACCAGGTCAATCTACTAGAAGAATTCCAGCTGTCAGGCCAAGAGTCGCTTCGCCTGAAACTCTCGAAGAGGAGAATGGAGGATCAGGAAGACACTGAGGTAGATCGTTACTTTATTGTCACCGAGTATCCGACTTACGGAAAATTTCCAAACCATCTTCAGACCTACACTCTAAAGGCAATATCGGATTTTGCGTATCGCAGCAAGTTTAAAAAGATATCGAGAGCCTTTTCGGGAGACGTGAAGGATTTCATCCGCGTGGTTCTAGAACATGACCTGGGAGTCGATCCAGAAAACGTACATATCTCAGATCGAGATGCATATTCTGCATCTTTCATCGTTCCAAATTTGGAACCACTGGATGCGATCGCATGGGTACTTCGTAGAACATACGACGGAACCGGAAGCCCATGGTACATGTACGAGACCTTCAACGAAGGTATATTTGTTGAACCACAGAGCGAAATGGTCTCTCGTAATGCCTACTATACATATAAGGAAGGTAAGTTTTTTAACAAAGATCCATATACGAAAGAAGACTACAAGGAACGAAGAGAGCGCATCTTGTCTCTGGCATCTGATCTCAGGATGTCAAAGTATATCGCTGGATCTTCCGGTGCCTATGGATCAACATCCGAGTATATCGATATATCAAACAAAACTCGGTTGAAGACTAAATTTAATTATACTGACGAATATGCTAGCATGGTATGGCTGAATCGCGGAAAGAATAATCTGAATCCATCCTTCGGATTCGATCAGACTCCTCTATCTGAGTTTAATCAGGCACAAATTAACTATATTCCGTTAAATCAGAAAGCATTCGCTAACCACACTAACTATCACCATGGCACGTATGGTGGAAGAATTAACCGCGCTCAATCGTACCTGGATAATCTAGACAACATCACCCACGATATAAAGATAGCAGGAGACTTCGGTGTTTCTCCAGGTAAAGTCGTCGGTCTGGAATTAAGGAAATCCATAGATCCACAGGCGAAAGTAACAGGAGAAAACAATGAGTCAGATTATTCTGATCCATTCGATCGAGCTCTGTCTGGAAACTATCTAGTTTCGTCTGTGGTTCATAAATTTGAGCAAGAGTATTTCTGCGAGGTGCGCCTGAAGAAGGATTCGGTGAACATCACTCTTGACTCCGATACATTCTTATGATCAACGCGCTCGATAATTTAATTGGTCAACAATTCATCTGGTTTACGGGTGTCGTAGAGGATGTCAACGACCCTGAACAGATGGGACGCGTCAGGGTTCGCTGTTTTGGATTTCATTCGGAGGATAAATCCCAGATTCGTACGGAGGATCTGCCCTGGTCAGTCGTCATGACTCCAATACAGTCGGCCTCTATGTCCGGTATTGGTCAGTCTGCGACTGGAGTGCTGCCAGGATCCTGGGTCGTGGGATTCTTTCGAGACGGCAGATCTGCTCAGGATGCGATCGTACTTGGAACAATACCATCGTACTCTACGCGTACGGAGAATGATGGAACGGGATTTAGAGATCCGAGCAACACGTATCCACTTGAAAGCGGAGTTGATACCCCAAAGGAAGCACGATCAAACTTTGCATCTGCAGATTCATTCTCCAAGAGACAGGCAAATAATCAGCCTCCAGTGAAGCTTGCATCGATTCCCGCGATGAGTGCAAATACTCGTTCTTCCTCAGGAGATCAGGCCTGGGTTATGAAGAACCGATCTGACGTAGTCTCGCCGGAATACCCAAAAAACCAAGTATTCAGGTCAGAATCCGGACATGTTAGAGAGGTCGATGACACCAATAACTTTGAAAGAACTCTAGACATGCACCGCTCCGGAACATATACCGAGGTCGATGCATCAGGAGATCGTACGACCGTCGTCGTGAGCAACGACTATAGAATCGTGATCAAGGATGACAACGTGTATATCAAGGGAGACTGTAATCTGACCGTCGATGGAAACCTACGGACATACGTGAAGGGTAACTATCTGCTCGAGGTAGATGGCGACAAGTTTGAGTACATCAAGGGCAATCGGTTTTCTAGTGTAAAGAACTTTGACCAGATGGATAGCAAGCAGTCAGTAATTGCGGTGGATAACACAGCAACGATTGCTCTAAAATCTGCTCTTCCAAACAACCTCGAGGGTCTGTCTGGAATCGGACTTTTACATCCTCAGGTATCAGTGTCTGGAAATCTCGACGTGACAACCGGTGCGACTGGTAACATCACTTCAGTGGATGGAAGAAACGTGACCGTTACGAAGGGAATTGTAACAAACATAGTGAGAACATAGGAGATATCATCATGGCAGACGTCAATACAGAATGGCTAAAGAACCTAAAGCTTCAAATCGATGCAATTCCAGATTGCCAGGCTTTAAATAAACTTATCGCCTATATCAAAGAATTTTTCCAGCAGCTAATTGATGATCTTGTGGATCAGATCGCTAAACTGCTCGGATTGATCGTTCCTCCTACGAGTTTAGCGAAGATCATTAAGTATCTGAAAAATTTAGCCAACAGGTATCTCGGGCCATACATCCTGGCAATTCGCCAGCTGGCTGCAATGATAAAAGCATTCGCTGAGGTTCTTCAGGCAATACAAGCGAAACTTGCCGCTCTTCGCTGTTCTATTACTGGACGCGAGATCTTTAACCAGCTCAAAAATAGTTTAACAACTGCTGCCTATCAGAGGCTTTATTCAGGGAATTCTACATTGACACAGCTTACCAGCATATACCAAAGACTGCAGTCCGGTCTTCCGCCTCTAAATGTTATTGCTACTGAGCTTGGGGTTCCAGTTGATGGGTTGCCGGCAATTGCAAACCAGTACGGAGGTACACTTCCGTTCATGTCGAAGATGCTGGACAAGTATCAGCCAGCCCCTGTTCCGGAAGTAGTTTCTCCTACGGTTCCGTCCACACCTACAGACATCACCCTGGATAATCCGGCGCCAACTATTGAATCTGCATATAAAACATCCGGTGGGGGAACTTCCAGTTCTACGGCCGGAGGAACTTCGGTGACAATCAATGGATCTGGATTTTTAGAAGGCGTTAAAGTAAGCATCGGATCAGAATGCACAACCGTCACATTACTAAGTTCTACGGTGATTCAATGCATTACTGAATCAACTCCAATCGGAACATATAGTATTATCGTAACGAATCCGGATCTTCAGGAAGCAAAGCTGGAGTACTACTGGACATATTCCTGATTTAGCTATAAATAACCAGGAATGAACACCGACGGCTCGACACTTTTAGTTTCTGACAAGAGCTATACGTCTACAAATACAGGCGTAGAGTCCTCAAAGATCGTATCGCGCCGACGTCAATACTCAGATCTAGATATATCTCTTTACCTGAGAGAGACCGAGCAGGAACAGGATGTGTACGATATCGTCCCCCTGAGAGATATTGATGCAGTTAAAAATGCAGTCAGAATCCTAATCCTGTCCAACCATAATGATCGCCCATTCCAGCCGTACCTGGGGGCAAATCTTGGTGGACTATTATTTGAACCAGCAGATCATTTTGCTGAATATGCAATTCGTGAAAACATCGAGTACGCGCTAAAACAGCACGAACCAAGAGTTGATAACGTTGAGGTTCAGGTCAAATTCGAGGAAAGTGGAAATCGTTATCGGGTGGATCTAAGTTTTAAAGTAATATCACTTTCAGAGGACGTCGATATGACCGTATACCTGACTCGAGTCAGATAAAATCTTACTATCATGGCACAATTCAATGTTACAGAATTAGACTTCGCCGCGATCAAGGCGTCGATCAAGGATCACTTCAGATCTCAGAGTAAGTACAACGATTGGGACTTCGATGGCTCGGGCCTGAATCTACTCCTCGATATTCTGGCATACAATACTCACTATAATGCCATGGTGGCACATTTCTCTATGAATGAGGCGTTCCTCGATTCTGCGCAGATTCGAGGAAATGTCGTCAGTCATGCAAAGATGCTAGGATATACACCAAGATCTACAATTGCAGCCCGCGCAACAATTAATGTTGTTTCGACAGCTGGAACCAATCCTCCAGAATACTCCACGCTAGCCCGCGGAACTCGTTTTCGCACTACACTAAACGGTAATCCGTATAATTTTGTAGTTTTAGATGCTCAGCAGGTTAGTAGAAATACATCAACAAATAAGTACACATATTCGAACGTTACAATATGCCATGGCACTCTGAAGAGAATGCTATATCGAGTTGACAACAGTCTGGTAAATCAGAAATTTGAAATACCTGACGAGTATGTTGATACAACCACGATGAGAGTTCGCATCAAGCCTAACACCGAAACCGACGAGTATCAGGTGTATACACGGTATTCTACGCTCAGCGGTGTAGATTCTACATCTACAATCTATTACTTACAAGAAAACTCTTCCGGTAAGTACGAGATTTATTTCGGCGATGGTGTTTTAGGAAATAAGCCGTCTTCGAATAATATTGTAGAAATCGAATATGTTTTTACCAATGGAGAAAACGTAAACGGAGCAGGCATATTCGAATCTGTCGATGCGTTGCCAAATAGTGTATCGTCGACCGTTACTACGGTTTTAAGTTCTTCTGGAGGCATCGATAGAGAATCGATTGAATCTATTCGATATAACGCACCATTTACATTTGTGTCTCAGAACCGAGCAGTCACAGCTGATGACTATCGAGCTATTATCGAAAAGGAAGTGGGATTCATCGATGCGATCTCGGTCTGGGGTGGAGAAATCGATCCTGTTCCAGATTTTGGAAAGGTGTTTATATCCATCAAGCCACAGGGCGCTCAGACATTAACTCAGTCGCAGAAAAATAATATCATCTCGAATGTGCTGAGAAACAAGAACGTGGTATCGATTACACCAGTTCTCGTTGATCCGGAATACACTAATATTGCATTGGATGTATTTTTTAAGTACAATCCAAATCTTACCGACAAATCTCGTATTGAACTCCAGGCTGAAGTGCTCTCTACAATCTCTAACTATAATAATACGAACCTGAAGAGATTTGACGGAGTCTTTCGTTATTCTCAGTTACTGAATCAAATCGATTCCACGGACCGTTCGATCTTAAATTCGGATGCCAGAGTCTTCATGTATAAGACTATATCTGCGGTCACTACAACCGAAAACTACAACACTCTTCAGTTCTCTTCTCCTATTTACACCACGAGTTCTACAGAATCGGTATTGGATAGTACACAGTTTACGATTGATGGAATTTCACACTATTTTGCTGATGAGCCGATTAGCGGCTCGGTTAACCGACAGATTTATATGTTTAAAACAGTCGGAAACTCAATTGTGAGAGTTAAGAATATTGGAACAATTTATCCATCTGAAGGGAAGGTTGTTTTAGGTGGATTCACTCCAGATACTAACACAAGTATTCGAATTACGGTGATGCCCAACTCTAACGACTTGGCTCCAAAACGTAACCAACTTTTAGAGATCGATTTATTAGGAGTTACCGTTGTGGGAGAGATCGACACGATTGCTCTGGCCGGTTCAGCTGGAACCGTTAACTACGTCACTCCTCCTCGTCATCGTACCTAAACTACACTTCCATGCCTCACTCTATTGAGTTAATCGCCAGCACTCGCAAGAAGACGAAGGAGAACATTAGAGTCGAATCTCTCGTACCATTAGAGTTACGAGAGAAGGCATCGCGCCTAATTGGATTGTTACAGGATTACTATAACCATATCAATGAATTAGGCCAGACATCGTACGAGTTAAATTCGATTAATAATGAAAGAGATATCGATGTAAGCAGATATCTCGACCTGATCCAGAAAGAAATCGCGGTTTCCGTCCCGAAGGATCTGATCACCGATCGAGTTACTCTTTACAAGAATCTTCTGCGTTATTACTCTGTTCGTGGATCTCAGGAATCTGTAGAGCTATTCTTTAAAATATTTTTTAATGATAACGTTGAGCTATATTATCCAAAAAATAGCCTTCTGATTCCAAGTTCCGGTACATGGGATCCAGATAATACACGCGATTCTTACGCAGCCATAATTGACCAGGCCTTGTCTGGTCTTCAATTTCAAATCTCCACTGGATCTGGTAGCGGTACCTTTTCATTAAATGAATCAGTCGTCGGTTCAACTTCTGGTGCAAAAAGCTTCGTGAAATCCGTCAAAAACGGAGTTTTGACAGTAGATGCAATTCAGCCTGGAGATTTATCCTTCGTAAAAGGAGAGACTTTAAAGGGTGAAACAACTATAACATTAGGAAATTATTCGGTTTCTCAGGCTGTTACAGGTTCTGTATCTGGTGCAACCGGCACAGTATCTGCTGTAACAGATGATGCCACCGTCGATGTTAGTGTTACGTCCGGATCATTTAGTGTAAATGATACCTTAAACGCGAATGGTATCCAGCGGAAGATTGATTCCATCCAAAAAATTTTTACACTAACTCTTGGTGGATTTACTGTATCTAATAAAGTAAAGGGAAAAATTAGTCGTGCGATCGGAAGTATTAACCAGATCACGTCTAATGTTCTAAAGGTCACTTACGATAACCTAAACGATATTATTGGATCAAGTCGGCTAAGCAATAATACGACTGCACTTGCTTCGTTTTTTAAGACTGGAGAACTTATATCAGAAATATCTGGAGGCGTTGAGACTGGACATATCAGAAGAATTTCCTCGGTTGACAGTAAAATTGACTTGGCTGTTGCAGATGGATCTCTATTTTATGTTGGACAGATTATCACTAGTGGAACTTCCGGAGCGGTTGGTACCGTTGAATCCATTTCCACGAATAATTTAGTGATCAAAGATTGCTCAGGAGTTTTTAAGAACGGAGAAAATCTTGTTTCACAGTCAAATACTACATTTCTAGGAACAATATCCGCTACTACTTTAACAGTGACTTCTATGTTATCTGGAAGTATTAAAGTAGGAATGACAATTACTGGCAACGGTATTACATCTGGTACGAAAATTACTGCGCTTGTTACAGGTACCGGAGGAGTTGGAACCTATACGATCAATCAGTCTCAGACGGTTAGTACACCGGCAGTGATATCTGAATTATATACACTGTCTACCATATCTGCCGCTCCGGTGCTTAACGCGTATTTGACTATTGCTAATTTTGAAAAATACGACGCAGTAAAAACAGCTTCCGTACCTATCCCAGAGAGCGGAATTATTTTAGATGTTACTGATAATACACTGACGTTAGGATTCACGGTAGGAACATTTTCGAATGGCCAGAAGATTTCTGGTGGAGATGGAAACACTATCTCTCGGTTTATAACATCCGTATCATATCTAGACAGAATCAGAGTATCAAATTTCAGGGTTGGAAATAAGGTTGCAAACGGAAACGTCAACACGGTTGGAACTGCAATCGCCGATGTCGTGTACGTTTCGGGTAATACCATCAAATTGCAACACATTACTGGTGGTTCATTCTCGGCTGGAAATACACTTACCGGGTATATTTACGACGGGGCGGCGAACCCTCCTACATGGACTGCCACTGGAGTTGTTCGACCGGCATCAACAATCACAGCCGCTCCGTCCAGAACTATAGCAGGAATATACCGTGATGGGCAGAATGTTTTCTTCATGAATCTTGGTCCAGTTTTGGGATCTGGTTTCTCCGCCGGTGAAAAGGTAACTGGAAATCAATCACTGCAATTTGCTGAGGTGATCGGATATTCTTCCGGGGTGTTAACTCTAAAGAATTCATCAGGAAACTTCTCTGTTGGAGAAATTATCACAGGATCTCAATCGGGTTCTACAGCGACTGTTCTTAGATCTTATACAAAAGGGTCATATTCTTCAAACCAGGGATTCTTAGATGATTCGATCAAAATTCAGGATTCTTACTTCTACCAAAAGTTTTCCTACGTCATTCAAACAGGAAACAACGTAGATGTGTGGAAAGACAAGTTTAATCGTCTCGTCCATCCTGCTGGGTTTATCTTCTTCGGAGAAATTTTAATTCTTCTGGATACCTGGAAAACCGGCTATAATAACACCGTCATGCCGGAACTACAACCCGGTCTGATTTACGGTGAAGATATCCCGCTCGTCATAGTACTAGGGACTCTCGAAAACGCTCTTGCAAATCTGATCGTCGGGAATAGTGCTACCAGAGCAAATTTTACCGCAACAATTGATAATGGATCTGGAGTT